AGGAAGGTTCCATCGCTCATGTTTACACGAATAAGATGAGAAGAATCCGATGTTTTATTCACCGTGACATTAGACCACTCTTCCCCGTTCCATACATCGACATTATGACCACTCAGGGCACTAATTCGAGAGTACCCGCTTTTTGTCAGAATTTTCGTCTCTGGTGCAACGCACAAGTTGCTGGACTTGATAGTACCTATATTCTTCTGGTTACTCTTCTCATTCACCGAATCCTTGTAGCACATGTAGGGTGTGCCGGTCTCAATCTGGGACCGAAGGACAGAGTCCCAGATTTGCCGAGCCTTGAGAACCTTCCTGAACTTTCCTTGAAGGACATATTTCGAGTACAACTCATCAAACTCTGCACCGTAGACATCCGCGAGTCCCGGGCACTCGCTCGGGCACATCAAGTGCCAATCCTGATCTTTTTCGACCGACTTCATAAATAGGTCGGGGATCCAGAGCGCCGTGAAGAGGTCCCGGCACCGAGCCTCCTCGTCACCCTGGTTGAGCCTCAGGTCGAGAAACTCCATCACGTCTGCGTGCCAGGGCTCGAGGTAGAATGCAAAAGATCCCTTGCGCTTCCCGCCCCCCTGATTGATATACCGAGCCGTGTTGTTGAAGACTCGGAGCATGGGAATGATCCCATCAGATTTACCATTCGTCCCCTTGATGACTGACCCTGCCGCGCGGATGTTCGAACAGTGGACCCCGATTCCCCCTGACCACTTGGAGATGTGCGCACACTCCTTGAGCGTCTCGAAGATTCCTTCGACCGAGTCATCTTTCATGGCTAAGAGAAAGCACGAGCTCATCTGGGGGCTGTTTGTCCCTGCGTTGAACAGAGTTGGCGTGGCGTGCGTAAAGTACTTGGCCGACATGAGGTGATAGGACTCCTTGACCCGTGCGAGGTCGTCCCCGTGAACACCTATAGCGACTCGCATAAGCATGTACTGGGGCGTCTCCCCTGGGAGGAGGTAGCCTCTCTGCATTGTTTTGATTCCAAAGAACCCATAAGTGTAATCATTCTCGTGAACAATCTCCTGATCATGGATCTGACTGACGCACTTGATGAAATCCTCGCTCACGAGACCCTTTGAGTGCAGAGCCAACGCACAGTCCGAGAAGCACTTGGGGCTCGTCTTGTGCATGTTGGAGACAGTCAGGCGGGTCGCAAGAGTCTCGTAGTCCGGGTTCACAGTCATCAGGTCTATGGCGACATCGGCGCTCAGGGAGTCTATGTCACCCGTGTGGATCCCGTCATACATATTAGAAAATACCTTTTGGGCGACCCGGTCGGCCGCTACATCCAGTCCGTCGCACAACTTTCGGATCCTCGAGGTAACCTTGTCAAAGAGCATCTCTTCCTCGGACCCATCGCGCTTGACAACCTTCATTTGCATTATAAGTTGTCTATTTTTTTATGCCGCCATCTAGTAATGGCGACCAAGTATCTCCCCACGCCGCTCGACAGTGCCTTTTTCTCTGATTTTAATCGAGAGCAGCTCCACCAGGCAATCATTCAGAGGATCAAGGCGAGCACGGGCTATGTGATCGATCGTCAGAGTGATGCTGATCTTCAGTCTTTGATGAAGAAAGTTTTTGTAAATATGCGTGGAGATCCGTATACCAATGTCAAGGGACAGCTCGACGCCATGAATCGCGCAATAATGACGGAGGCTTGTCAAACGATCGAGTCAGGCGTTCTCCAGCAGCTCGTCTATCTTCGGGACATTTCGGCCAATCCAGTACCTGAGCTCCGACCAACGAGCACCAGTACCTATGGCAATAAGCTGCCTCAAAATTTCAAGTTTGGGTTCTAGAGACCAGTCCGTAGGACTGTGATCCGTAGATCCCGGGGCCACATATCTGTTCGCCATAATATAAATAAATATTTATTTTATGAAGGCACTCGATGATATCCTCATAGGATTTTTCATATTCTTCGCCATTGACCGAGCGGTCCGCCTCTTCAGTAACGCGGTCGTTGAGCCGCGGATGCAGGCCCGTGGCGCCAGCAAGGAGACTGTAGAAAGCGCAAAAATTGCGACAGAGATGGTGATTCTCTTTGGGTGTATATTCCTCGTCCTCAGGTTCAAGCGCCCCCTTGCCCAGTTAAACAGGTCTTAGGCTGTTGTACTAACTATGAACCAGTATAGAGATGAGACTATGCAAATGTGCAAACACAAGGGGTGGGACAAGGCGACCGTAAGCACTGTATGGATGCTTTACACGGAGGAGAGCGGTGAGTTGGCCAGTGCGATTCGCCAGATGCTACGGACCTACCGAAAGACGGGGCTCAAGAAGGACAAGGGGACAGATGTTACTCAGGAGATGGGAGACGTCTTCAGTTATTTATTTCAACTCGCAGGAATGCTCAATATTGACCTGGATCAGATGTGGGCTCTGCACAGGGAAAAGGTCCAGGGAAAGGTCTATCCTTGTACAAAAAATGTGGGCATCTATTAATGGCCACGGCGCTTATGCAAAACGATGACCTGAGCATGAACAGGTTCAACCCGTATACCTGGACTGGAACCTATGGCGTGTCCAGCGATGGATCGCACAACTGGAAGCCCGACGGCACCTTTACGCGCCCTTACGATGAGGCTCCAAGCGATCGGCTTGACACGAACCGTGACCTCAAGGACTTTGACGTCATGGCCCTGAATGATGCAAGTAATATGTGGTTCAACACCATGCCAGGCAAGCCGACCGCGCCTTTCCCCGCCTTCCCCGCACGCAAGTATCAGCGGGATGATGGGAACCTCACGTGGGTCAGGCCAGAGCTCAACTACAATTATGTCTACGATAAAGACTTTATCGGATCCCAGAGACTGCCAGATTCGTTTCGGCGCCGCCGGAGTGTAGGGGGCGTGAATCCCGTGCTCCTGATTATAGTAGTTGCGGCGGCTGCGTATGCTTACACGCGCATGAAGAAGTGAGACCGACCCGAAGGGTCGTGATCTGGACCCAGATCACGACAGGGGACCTTCGGTCTCAAAACGCCAATACCTTTGCAGCGACACACTTGACAAGTTTTTTAGATAATTCATCCTTTTCATTTTTGGAACGTGTTTCCAGGTTGGGGCAGAAATGCACCTCAAGCTGAATGCACCTCGCACAGAAATTCCCTTGGCACTCCTTGCACGCAAAGAACTTGGGCTTGTGCGGGCACTTGTACCCAGGGCTCGGAGCAGTCTTGACACTCATCTTCTACCACTTCACAATGTATTTCTTCCCACACAACCTCACATAACCCGTTTTTCCGGGCAGACTCGACCCGGTCCCAGAATACCTGCATAGTCTTCAGGTGCTGATCAAACCAAGCCCTGTCTCGAGTCACTCGAGTAATCATGAAAATTTCGGGAACCGTCTCCTCTGCAGGACAAGGGATGTTTCCACTCTCCTCACACGGGCCTTTGGTCTTTACAAACTTGATTGTCTCTGGTTTGTATTGAACAAAATCACAATTTTCAAAATCAAGAATCTCAAGAAGGAGCTGAATTTGAGGGAGGTAGTGCTCCGGCACCTTGTCTTCAATCTTTCGAGTCAAGGGGCACTTGATCTCAACCAGGAGACCATCCTCCGTGATTCCGTCTGCCGACCCGCCGAGAAAGGGATACTTGGGGTGCTGGACCAGCCCAATCTCGTGGGTCTTGCGCCCTGTCCTCGCGTCATACAAGTCACGGGCAACTGGCTCGAGAAGAGTCCCGTGGGCCGTCGCGGCATTTCCGGCCCAAGCCTTCTTCAGAACCTTCTTGTGCAATAAATCGTCGGGCTTTTCGTAGCGATTATGCCCGAGGGCACTCGCGACATCACTCGCCGTGAGCATATTCTCACGGAGCGCGAGCCACTCATCACTTCTCTGCTCGAAGTACGGACGATTCAGGAGTTCCTGAACTTTTGGATCGATGCACTGCATCGGAGCCTCTCCCCTTAAACCGCTTGTCCGTCTTAAGTAAGAGTTCAGCCGCGTTTTGTTCAGCCTGCTTTTTGGTACTTGCGTACCCACAACCCATTTTCCCGCCATCTACTATAAGTGACACTGCAAATATTCCGTTGTGATTTCCCTCAACCTGATACTCTGGCAAATCGATCTTCTCCGCCTGACACCACCTCATGAGCTGATCTTTGTAATTGTCGTCGTGATTCACATCAGTCTCAATTTTCTCAAAAGATTTTAAGATGAATTGTTTTGCGTAAACCATCCCAAGGTCGAGATAGATCGCCCCGATGAAAGCCTCGAAAACATCCTCGAGAATCTTTGGGTTGGTGTTCCATCCGTTACGGATACCCTTTTCATCCATGAGAATCCACTTGTCGAAACAAAGCTCCTTGGCAATCTCGCACAGGGTAGTTCCTCGGACCATCTTCGTACGAGCCTTGGTCAGAAAGCCCTCTTGCTCCTTCTCGTGGCGATCAAAGAGCCACTTTGTGACGACGAAACCTAAAACAGAATCACCCATAAATTCGAGCGTTTCGTACGAGGACGCGAGACCTTCATACCGCTTGAGCGCTGATTTATGGGTAAATGCGCGAAGATAATAGTCTGTATTTTTAACCTTAGTTCCCACAAGTGCGTCGAGGACACTTCTGGGAGGACCGGTTGCCGTCTCCATCTTTTATTATTACACAATCTATATTTTTAAGCCCCGTAGGACTGTGATCAGGCAGCCGCCTTCTTCACCTTGGGGCGAGCGGGCTTGTCGGCCGCGGCCTCCTTCGGCGCCTTGGGCTCCTTTGGGGCCTTGGGCTCCTTTGGAGGCTCCTCGGTCTTCTCCTGCTTCACGTAATGCTGGTTCAGGAACTTCTGGATATTCAGAAAAGTGATCTGAGTACCCTCGGGAGGGCTCAGCAGAGCCTGAAGGGGGGCATCCAGGGTGATATTCTGGCCCTTCTTCAGCTCCTTCTCGGTCACATAGGCATTCACCGCCTTGGTCACCTGAGACCGGGAGATCATCTCATCGGCGCCCAGGTTCAGGAAAGACCGCAGGGCCGCAGTCACCACCTGGGGCTTGTTGAAACCGTTGTTCTTGGTGCGAGCCTCCTTCTTCTCGCCAGTAGGATCCTCGATGTCCCCGATGACCTTGCGGACCATCTTCCGCAGAGCCTTCAGGTCCTTCTGCACAGCAGCGATATCAAGAGCAAGAGAGTCAAGGGAAGCCATTTCTATTATACAGGGGGCTGGTCTCTTTAACCCGTGATTTTGACGAAGCAAACTTCGGTCTCAGTCCTTCGGACTGGTCCCTAAACCAGGAACATGATCATCAAGGCCATAACAGCAATGAGAAAAAGTAACCAGTAGAATCGTATGTGGTAAGCCGGTCCGTAATTTGGCTTGGATATGTGGAACGGCGCCTCCAGTTTGAATTTTGTTGCTCTTTCGCTCGTCATGAGATTTGTCCCGAATCCAGGAGGGATTTCGGTACCATAGGTCCTCTTGTACTCTCCGAGGGTCGATGGGGGAGGGCCGTCGCAGGCGGGCTGGCAGCACCCAGGATCGCATGGATGTACCAGGCCGTCAGCCTTTCCGATCCAGCCGCAAAATGTTCCAGTCGGACCTGGCAAACATTGGCAGTCTATGCTGCACATTAATCTTAAAGAATATTTTAGTTATAAGAAATAATGCAGTTCGCCTCGCCCCAGAAGTTGCCCGATGGTCGTTATTTTCTGAAGATTACTGGTCAGATGATCCAGTTGAACAACGTAAAGGTCCAGGAGGGCCTCACCCCCTCTGTCACCATCGAGGTCTCCGATGATAAGTTCTCAGGTATTGATGAGGCAATTGTAGAGGAGGCCAAAAAGTCCAAGGTTGCCTGGTTTGGCCGCGAGCTGAGTGACGAGACCATCCAGGCTGCCTTTCAGGGCAGTGTCACTGATGGGTGTCTGAGCGCCAGCCTGTCCAAGCTCAAGGGAGAGGTGGTAACCAAGGCGTTCAACAGCCAGAAGGAGCCCATCGAGCTCTCGACCGTCGAGCCAGGCGCCCAGTGCGATCTTTTTGTCGAGCTCTCGGGTCTATGGTTTCTCAAGAAGTCCTTCGGTACAGTATGGCGCATCATCCAGGCCCGTGTCCGCGGCGGTGTCCGTCCGCCATCCTTCCCGACCCAGTACATGTTTGAGGATGAGGCCGAGGTCGAGGAGGATGACCCGGCCGACTATGTCGACTGACCCAAGAAAAAAGTATACATATAATAACAAATGCCTCCCCGCAAGACTCTAGTGGCGATTGCCCTTCTTGTGGTACTTCTGTTGGCCCTTTTCTACCCCAGGTCGAGCTACTACTCCGGTGTTTCAGGAGCGGACCTTGATCGCCCCGGGATGACCTATAACGCCTCGGCCGCTGGCCCCATGGCGGCGAATAACGCTGATTATGACGTCAGTGCCGCAGGTCTCATTCCCCGTGAGATCACCACCATGGAGGATTTCGGCAAGTTTTCCCCAGACGCCATCCTCAAGGGCCAGAACTACCTAGATCCCCGCAGCCAGATTGGCTACCCAGAGACGATCGGCGGTGTGCTCCGCAACGCCAACCGCGACTTCCGCTCCGAGCCCATCAACCCCCGGACACCCGTATCCATCTTCAACCTCAGCACCATTCCCCCTGATACTATGCGCCCTCATTTCGAGATTTCCAGCGAGTACCAATAGTTAAAGATTAAATTCTCATAGGATATAAGTAATGAAGACATGCAATTTATGTAAAAATGAAAAAGAGCTTACGGAATTTAACAAGATGTCCCGTTCTCCCGATGGTCACGCGTACACTTGCCGCCCATGTGGCAAAGTATTTTCAAAAAATCAGGCAAACACGATCAAGGGGAGAATATCTTGTCTATGCAGTTCAGCAAAACAAAGAAGCTCAAAACGTCAACAAACTTATGAACTTTCAACAAATATAATTTACAAGGTGTGGGAATCTCAGGGTGGATTGTGTGCATATTCTGGAATTCGCATGAATCCTCGTGG